AAATGTTGCTGAACTCAAAGTAATTGAAAATTTTGAAATTCAAGGAACTGAAGAGTTTGAAGCATTTGAATCTGAAGATACTCTTTCTATCTTGGATAGATATATTCAGGAGGCAGAAATCAGTCTTGATAAAACTGTAATTCAAAAGATGATGCAGGAAATTTATCAGGAGGCATGTGAATTAGTGTAAAATGTTCATTCTAACAATTAATGGTAGAGAAACTGAAGGAGCATACTCTGTAACTGATGATGAAGGAGAACAAATTCTCTATTTGTTTCAGGAAGAAGATGATGCGACAAGATATGCTATGATGTTAGAAGAAGATGAATATCCCGAAATGCATGTAATAGAAATAGAAGATGATGTTATGATTAAAACCTGCGAAATGCATGGATATCAATATACAATCATCACCCCAGATGACATCGTAATTCCTCCTAACACTGACCATGATTTTATTTAATAAATAGTTATACCTTTCTGTAAGATTAACTATGATGCACCTTCACCACATGATACCTAAACACTCTTCTTATTTTGATTATTTGGGTGATGTTAAAGAAAATGAATATTATAAAATTTATTTAACACCGGAAGGACATATAGAGCAACATAAAGTTTTATATCAAGTTTTTGGTGATAATTTTGATAAAATTGCTTGCAATGGATTGAAAGGAAAAAATGTAAAAAGAGAAGTTTTTTCTGAAGCAGGAAAAAGAGGAGGTAAGAAAAAACCTTCTACTGAAGCAAAGAAAAAAATGCGTCAGGCAAAACTTGGAAAAACAAATCCAAAAATTTATACTGAAGAAAGAAATAAAAAAATTTCGGAAGCAAAAAAGAATGTTAAACTTGATGAAAATCATAAAAAAAGTATTTCTAAAAGTTTAGTTGGTAATAGTAGAAGGAAAGATGGTAAAAAAACTTGGAAACCTGATGATGATTATAAGAAAAAAATGAGTGAGATAATAAAACAATCTTGGGCAAAAAGGAAAGGATTGCTTGACTGATATTATGTTTTTTGCTATAATATTTCAGGTGCTGTTGTAATCTTTAATCATGTTATTATTTCAGAAAATACGCTGGAAAAATCTATTATCTACCGGCAACCAATTTACTGAAGTTGATTTTACTAAAAATGCTACTAATCTGATTATTGGCGCAAATGGAGCAGGCAAAAGCACCATTTTAGATGCTTTGTGTTTTTCTTTATTTGGGCGCAGTTTTCGGAAAATTAATAAACCACAACTCATCAATACGGTAAATGAAAAGGACTGTAGAGTTGAAGTTGAATTTACTATTGGATCAACTGAATGGAAAGTTGTGAGGGGGATTAAACCTGCAATTTTTGAAATTTATAGGAATGGTTCTTCCCTCGACCAATCTTCTGCAGCACTGGACCAGCAAAAGTGGTTAGAGCAAAATGTTCTTAAGATGAACTATAAGTCTTTTACTCAGATTGTAATTCTAGGGTCAAGTACTTTCGTTCCTTTTATGCAACTTTCTGCAGCACACCGCAGAGAGGTGATTGAAGATCTTTTGGATATTAAAATCTTTTCTTCTATGAATAGTATTATCAAGGATAAGATTCGCCAAATTCGAGATGAAGTCAGAACTCTTGAACTTAAAAAGGAGTCTTTGAATGATAAAGTTCAAATGCAGAAAGACTTTATTGAGGAACTTGAAAATCGCGGTAAAGAAAATATTAAAAATAAAGAAGTATTAATCTTGTCTCTTACTGAAGAACAAGGACTTCTTATGGACGATAATTCAGTTATTGATGTAGATATCTCTAAACTCCAAAATGACTTGAATGACTATATTGGCGCAAATGATAAACTTAAAAAACTTGGCAATTTAAAGGGTAAGATATCTCAAAAAGTATCTACAATTACTAAAGAGCATAAGTTTTTCAGCGAGAATACGGTTTGTCCTACTTGCACACAAGAGATTGATGAAGTCTTTAGAATAAATAGAATTAATGACGCTCAATCTAAAGCAAAGGAGTTGCAATCTGGGTATAAAGATCTAGAGGAGGCAATTAAAGAGGAAGAAGAGCGAGAGCGTCAATTTCTTACTCTCTCTAAGGAGATTACAAAACTAACGCATGACATTTCTCAAAACAATACTAAGATCGCTGGATGTCAGAGACAAGTCAGAGATCTTGAACTTGAAATTCAAACTATTACCAATCAGCTTGAAAACCGAAATACTGAACATGAGAAGTTAGAAAGTTTTAAACAAAGTCTCCAAGATACATACGAAGAACTCTCAACCAAAAAAGACTCAATCAACTATTACGATTTTACTTATAGTTTGCTTAAAGACGGTGGAGTAAAATCTAAAATCATTAAGAAGTATTTACCGCTGATAAATCAGCAAGTAAACCGTTATCTTCAGATGATGGATTTTTACATCAACTTTGAGTTTGATGCTGAATTTAATGAATATATAAAATCTCCTATTCACGAAGATTTTTCTTATGCGTCTTTTAGTGAAGGTGAGAAAGCACGAATTGACTTGAGTTTACTTTTTGCTTGGCGTGAAGTTGCTAGATTAAAAAATTCTGCTAATTGTAATATTCTTTTATTTGATGAAGTTTTTGATGGTTCTCTTGATGGATTTGGTGCTGATGAATTTCTAAAAATTATAAGGTATGTAGTTAAAGATACTAACATATTTGTAATTTCTCATAAACAAGACCTTCAGGATAAATTTGATAGAACTGTAGTTTTTGAAAAAATCAAAGGGTTTTCAAGAATTAAAGATGATAAATAAGTTAGGTTAGATGAAGTATAGTAATGGGATTTATTTACAAAATTACTAATAATGTAAATGGAAAGTTCTATGTTGGAAAAACTTCGAGAACAATAAATTGGAGGTTTTCTACTCATAAATCGGCATCTATTTCACCTAAAGATTATTTTCACAGAGCATTAAAAAAATATGGTTGTGAAAATTTTTCTATAATTTGTATTAGAGAAGTAAGAGAAGATGATGATATTGATGAACTTGAAAAACATTATATTTCTTGGTTAAATCCCGAGTATAATCTTAAAGAGGGTGGAGAAGGTGGAAGTCACTCTGATATTTCTAAACAGAAAATGAGTAAATCGCAAAAAGGTGTGAAGAGGCATAGAACTCTTGAAGGTGAGAAAAAATGGCGAGAAAAACTATCGGAAAGTAATAAAGGAAAAAATACTTGGACTAAAAACAAAAAATGGTGGAATAATGGTGTAGAGTGTAAATATTGTGAAAATCAACCAGACGGATTTGTTAGAGGTAGATTACCAAATCATAAAAGAGGATTAACTCCTGGTTTGGAAATAGGAACAAAATTAAATATTACAGATGAAGAGAGAAAGAGAAGAAGTGAAAATCTTAAAAGAGTAAGAGGGACACTTTGAGAACTGGACTACTTGTGTAATATTTTTGGGTATGGTAAGGTATTTCAATAAACAAAAGAACGATGAAAGTTCCAAACTGGCAGCACCACTCTCGCAAAGAGCAGAAACGAAAACTTAAACCGCAAGCACTGAGGCAAGCAAAAGCACGACTCGCCCAGTTTAAAAAGAGTCACATGAACCGCCCCAACCAGGCGGTTTCGTCGTATTATGGGTTCATACGAAACAAAACCTATGGCAGTCCGTCACGAAATCAAATCTCCACTTGCTCGACTACTTGCTACTGAAGACCTTGTGGTGGAGCACAAGCAAGTCTCTACTGCCTGCTTTAACGTCCATACTCGCGTCCTAACGCTTCCTTTGTGGGAGAAAGCAAGCAACACAGTCTATGACCTTCTGGTGGGTCATGAAGTCGGTCATGCTCTCTTTACTCCTGATGAGGATTGGAGCAAGACTTGTAAAGCTCCTCAACAGTTTATTAATGTTGTGGAAGATGCTCGCGTTGAGAAACTGATGAAACGCAAGTATGCAGGACTTGCTAAAACTTTCTTCAATGGATATAAGGAACTGAATGAGCAAGATTTCTTTCAACTTGAGGGTGAGGATATCTCTACTTTCAATCTTGCAGACCGTTCTAACCTTTACTTTAAAGTTGGAAACTTTCTTCCTCTTGATTTTACTTCTGAGGAGAAGGAAATTATCGACCTAATTGCAGTAGCAGAAACTTTTGCAGATGCTTTGATTGCCGCAGAGGAACTTTATAAGTATTGTAAAAAAGAAAAAGAGCAACAACAAAAGGTTGCTGATTGGGATTCTCACGAAACTCAAGGTGATTCACAATCTCAAGCAAGTGAATTTGTTGACCAACAAGAATCTCAAGAAACTGAAGAAGGTGATAATAAGTCAGAATCTTCTCAACCAGAGTCTAGTGGTGAAAATGGGAATGCATCTGATGATCCGGTAAACAATTCGCCCACTCAAAATTCAGAACCTGAAGTTCGCACTGCTGATTCCCTTCAAGACAAAATTAAAGATCTTGTAGATAATACTGGTCCAGAGAATATCTATATTGAACTTCCTAAAGTTGATTTGGATATTGTTATTGGCAAGAACTCTGAGGTTCATCAAGTAATTAAAGATTCTTTTGCTCTTCAGCAGAAAAATAGTATTTATGGAAATCTTTTTGATACAGTAGATGCTGAATTTAAAAAGTTCAAAGTATCTGCTCAGAAAGAAGTTAATTATCTTGTAAAAGAGTTTGAGTGCCGTAAGGCAGCAGATAGTTATGCTCGTGCTTCTACTGCTCGCACTGGAGTTCTTGATACTGCTCGTCTTCATACTTATAAGTTTAATGAAGATCTATTCAAGAAAGTAACCGTGATTCCTGATGGTAAGAATCATGGTCTGGTATTTGTTTTGGATTGGTCTGGTTCTATGTCAAATGTTCTTTTGGATACTTGTAAGCAATTGTTTAACTTGATTTGGTTCTGTAAGAAAGTTTCCCTTCCTTTTGAGGTTTATGCCTTCACAAATGAATGGTCTCGTCCTACCTATGATGAAGATTATAAGATTCTTGGAAGTATTCCAAAATCTTGCTATGAAAAGAAAGATGGGTTGGTGTGCGTTGACGAAACTTTTTCTTTGATGAATCTCTTTACAAATAAAGTGAATGGTAAAGAACTTGAGAATCAGATGCTGAACATTTGGCGTCTTGCTTCTTGTTTTGAAAACACATATAGTTGTATATATACATATCCTACAAAACTCTGTTTGTCGGGAACTCCTCTGAATGAAAGTCTCATTTGCCTTCATCAGATTCTTCCCAAATTTCAAAAAGAAAATAAACTTCAAAAAGTTCAATGTGTGATTCTGACTGATGGTGAGGCAAGTCAACTTCCTTATCACGTTACAGTAAAACGAGGTTGGGATACTGAACCTTATATTGGATCTCGTGGTATTAGTCCAAATAAGTGCTTCTTGCGCGACCGTAAGATTGGAACAACTTACAACTTTGGATATTGCCATCACGAATTTACCGATACTCTTCTCAAGAATCTGAAGGATAAGTTTCTAACTGTAAACTTCATCGGTATTCGTGTTCTTTCTAACCGTGATGCGAATCGCTTTATTAGTCTTTATCATTCTTATACTGATAAAGAATATGATAAAATTCAAAGTGATTGGAAAAAACTGAAGAGTTTCACTATTACCAAATCTGGTTATGATGCATACTTTGCACTTTCTTCTTCCGCACTTTCTCAGGATTCTGAGTTTGATGTTCATGAGACTGCAACTAAAGCACAAATCAAATCTGCTTTTGTAAAGTCTCTTAAAACTAAAAAACTAAATAAAAAAGTTCTTGGTGAGTTTGTGCAGTTGATTGCTTGATCGGTGCAGGGGACACTTTAAAAACCGTCTACTGGGGGATTACTTGCCCCCTTTTTTGCTCTATAATGACTTCAGTTGAAACAAACCACTTTAATGACTCGCACCAAAATGAGCACTGATTACATTGTCTCTTCTCTTAAAGCACTTTATGGCAGTGAAATTAATTCTGCCGAAATTAAAGCATGGTGCGCCATGAATGGTTCTAATTATCAAACAGTAACAAATAAACTTGATCAATTCAAAGTTCAACGTGGTAAGTGGAATTTGGAAGTGACTCAAGAAAAAGTTCAGGAGATTGAGCGTAACTTTAATTCTCCTGCTGTTCTTCCCACAGTAACTCAAAATCTCATTCCTGATAAAGATGATACCTTCGTCAAGTTTGGTAACTTTAACGATATTAAAAAAATTATTTCTTCCAATCTTTTTTATCCAACGTT